TGGAGGGCAGTCCAACACGATCCGCAAAAAGTTGCGCATTATGCAAACAACCCAGTTAACGAAGCTGACCTTACGGCGCGCCATATTTGGTTAGTGAATCAGGGCGCCGAACGCATAGCGCGAACATTGGGCGATCCGGAGTACTACGATGCCAAAGTAGCTGGTTGGTGGGTGTGGGGGATAGCCTGCTGGATAGGAAGCGGCTGGTGTTCTGGAAAAGGCCCGTGGGGGAGCGAAAACGGCCAGCGCGTCCACCTCGGCGATGCTGGTCGCGGCGTGAATCGCAAGCGTGTCCACCTCGGCAATGCAGGGCAAGGCGTGAATCGCAAGCGTGTCCACCTCGGCAATGCAGGGCAAGGCGTGAAAACGGGGGAGGCCGCTATACTGACATATCTAAACAAACTCGCGGAGCGGTTGCGTTATGTGCGTGTATGTTGCGGAGACTGGAAACGAGTTGTCACGCAGGGAGCATTATGCCATGGGAAATCCGTGGGGATTTTTCTAGACCCGCCATACGACACACAAACGCGTGATGGCCGTTGCTACAACACCGATGCTGGCAACGGGCATTATATCAGCTCAGATGTACGGCGGTGGTGTATAGAGAACCAGGATAACCCGCGTTATCGTATTGTTTTAGCGGGCTACGAGGGAGAACATGACATGCCGCATAGCTGGCGTGTGGTCGAGTGGAAGGCCGGCTCAGCATATCAAACGCATACCAGTGCGAATGACAATAGGCGCAAAGAGCGGCTATGGTTATCTCCGTACTGCCTAAATGACGACAAACAAGGGAGACTTTTTTAATGACCACTATCACCGCCTCACAACTAGCTGATGCCATAGCCGCAACCGATGGGAGTATGACACGCGGAAAAATCAAGTCCGCTATCGAGGCTATAGCCGGAAGGTGCACCGAGAATGCGCTTACGGACATTTTACAATGGTTGGATGATGAGGGATTAACTGAACGTGAACCACGCCGTCGTTTTATTCCTGAGTGGCATGGGCTTGACTATGTTTTAGAAACGCTACGCGAGGATTACAGGGGCGTTGAGTTCCCTGTGAAACTAAAACGAAAAGACGGGCGAAATCGGAGCATGTCATACGTCAACCCCCCCAAATTCGTGGTAATCCATGATCCTGATGGGCTGTTTAATGGTTTCGAGCTTTCAGAGTACAGCATGAAACTGCAATTTTGGGGGCCGGACAAAGTCCCGGTATATTCTCGTTGGGAAATGCTATATATTCCCAAAAAGGGTGAACCTATTCCATGCGTCGCGGATGGCCTGCGGATATTCAGAAAAGACACTTGGCGAGTGATCGAGCTATGACTCCCGCTGCCATCGCTGCCATCCTCCACGACCTAGAAGGAAAAGTCACTACTAGCGCGTGGGCTGACCGACTGCGATCCCATTGCGCAGCGGGGCAGGTGCTGCGGTGGCTGGATGCCGTGGGCGTGACAGCAAAAAAAGGCGGATATCGAAAACTGATTGTCCCGCTAACTGATGCGCTAATAATGATAAACGCCGCTGCTCTGGCTCCACCAAATATCAGCGGCGTATATCAGCCACGAGCACGCCAGCCATACAAAACGGGCGCATTGAAATTCTTTCGCGTGGTATCCGTGCCAGGATTTGACCCACTTTTCCACATCGGCGCAGAGTTTGATGCGATTCAGGTATGGGGCATGGGTGGCATCTCGCCACCGAAACCGGGCGAGTGGCCCACCGGAATTGTGATGGACTATATTGAGCGTTCCAACGGCGCAGTCGTGTTGTGTGGGCGCTATCGTTTTAATGGATATGAATTGGAGAGGATAGAATGAACACCGATTTAATGTTTAGCAGCGCCACCGGAAAATGGGACACACCCACAGAATTGATCGCGGATTTGTCCACCGTTTTCCCTTGGGATTTAGACGTATGCGCATCACGCTCTAATGTTTGCGCGAATTATTACAGCGAGCAGGATAATGGCCTAGCGCAGCCATGGCGCGGGCTGTGCTGGATGAATCCACCGTATGGGCGCGGAATTGGTGCATGGATGAATAAGGCGGCGATCAACCGATCTCAGGCTACGACGGTTTGCCTTGTCCCTGCCCGCACTGATACGCGATGGTGGCATGACAACGTAAAGTATGCCCGCCTCGTGGTGCTCATCAAGGGGCGGCTGAAATTTGGCGGCGCAAAAAACAGTGCACCTTTCCCTAGTGCATTCGTGGTGTTTGGTGACATCACGGCGGCGCAACGTGATAAACTCGCGTCATATGGTATGACGTTTGAGGTGGAATGATGCCACCCTACTGAGCGTTCAGTGAAAACGGAGCCAGACCCGGAGCAGGGTGAACTTTTTTAATTGTTGCACTTTCACAGAAACTAGACTATAATAGTAGCATCCTCTCCTTGCTAAAACGGGCAACGATATAAATGATCGTTGCCCGTTTTGCGTGTATTTCAACGGAGACGCACGCCAGCGCACAAAACGACCTTGAAAGCCGCATGCTGCGCGGAAAATCAACCATGCGCAAATCCTAGCGCCTGCCACGGCTACACGTTGCGCTTGTTTGACAGATGTTGTATAATTAAAACATGACCGACTGGATGACATTTGACCCGCCGCAACCGGCTATTATCGTAGCCGCTGACGGCACGCAGCACCGGGTGATCGTTGCGCGGATGCTGCGGGATGATGCCATGCCGCCGCAACTTCCCACGCTTGAATGGGTGGACTGTACCCACACCGCCGCAGATGTTACAGAAATCGCCGCAATTATCGCGGAGCATGGTGCATGTGAGGTGGAAGTATGGGCGGCGCGTGCGGGTGCACTGAAAGTCAGACACAAGACCATGCGGTATTTCGACGGCGGGAGAGACGACGATCTATTTTTTGAAATGGTAGACGCGGGGGAGCAGTCTATCGCTGAATTGTATTGGAAGCCGAGCATGCGGCTTCCATATCACGGCGGCACGCGCATGACACGCACAATCATTGGACACCAACGACGAAGACTTTAAATGCACGAAAATTTAACAATAACCATTGAAGAACACGTGCCGCATGCGCTACTGGAGAGTCTGGCGGAAGTTGAGTATACCGACATCGCAGATGTGGCACGTGTCAAAGTACTGCTCGCCAGTGGTGACGCCTGCGACAACTGCGAGTATTTTCAGGTGTTCACAGACGCGGAGATCAACCCGCTGCTATTTGCAGCACTGCGGGACAACATGGCGTTTGAGCCGCTACTAGACATTGATACCAAGCGAGTTGAATTCATACTCGATACAAAACTGGCGCGTGCATTGGGACTGGCTCTGGCAGATGCGGCAATGGGAAACCTGAGTAAAGTTGAGATCAACATTATGATACTCATTGAAACGGACAACGATGAAACGCTGGTGAACAAGGCGATCCGCCGCGTACAGGATGGGCACTATATTACGCTGATTCTGAGAATTGCGCCATGCCATTAGTCATTCCGCTGAAAACTATTGAAACACCGCAATCCCTGCCGGTTCGCTTAGTGCGTGCTGTTTATACATTGCGGGATTTGGAGCGGTTCAACCATAACAAATATTGTGAAACCATCGAAATTCGTTTGAGGCTGGATGCAGAAACGCGAAAGGCGCAAACGCCGAGAAAAGGGAAAAACTAAGCGACTTCCGCGTGCAGTGCGCTGGCTACGTCGTCGTCAAATGCGGCGCATAACTAGGAGTGGGAGGAAATGACAGAGGAAAAATCGGAATACAAAGCGCTGCGTGATGTGCCTTCAGCAAAGGCGCATGTCATTTCGCTAATTGCTAAAATTGAGTTATTGCGCTGCGAGCTTCTCATAACGGAAGCTACGCACGCAAACATTATCAGCGACGTGGCTTGTTTGCAGCATTTTATTGATATGGTTGAATATCTGGACGAATGACGTGCGAACTCAGCATGACAGCTCCGCCGCGACCATGTTCCTGGTGCTGACTTTGCTGGCGTTCGCATTGTGGATATTAGATGAGGCGATGAATGAATAGTGAAGACGAAGACCAAACTAATCACGAAATGTGCTCCATAGAACAATCCTGGTTTTGGACGGCTGAATGGCAAGCCGGTGAACGCGAAGCGGACGCGGATATTGACGCTGGGCGAGTAAGGCGTTTTAAGACAATTGATGAATTGATTGAGAGTTTAGGAGAATAATGAAACACTATCATAAAAACCCGCGACAGATAACGGGGAAACAATTCGAACAGTTGCGCGTCTCCCTTGCTGAGCTTGGGGATTTGTCGGGCATTGTGCACAACATCCCTACCGATGAGATCATCGGCGGGAATCAGCGTGTCCGGGTGTTTGACTTGGCAACCCGCGAGAATGACATCGTTGTAACGCAGGAATACGACGCTCCCACCAAGGCGGGAACCGTGGCCCTGGGTTATATCGAATGGAATGGCGAGCGGTACAGTTATCGCGCCGTGGTGTGGGATGCTAAAACCTGCGAACAGGCCAATATCCAAGCCAACAAACTAGGCGGTACGTGGGATTTCGACATCCTGGCAAATGAGTTTGATGACGGGGATTTATTGGAGTGGGGGTTTGAGGCGTTTGAGTTGGGGATTGAAGAAAACGATGAATCGCCGAGTGACTTCTCGGAATACGATGATGATATTAATACGGATTTCTGTTGCCCTAAGTGCGGCTATGAATGGAGCGGAACACCAAAATGAACAAGCCCGCGTATAAAGTGCCGTCAATGTCAGAAATAGAGACTACGCCCTGGAACGGCTTCAACGTCGTTTCTACATTTAGCGGGGCGGGCGGTTCGTGTCTTGGGTATCGTATGGCGGGTTATAAAGTGCTATGGGCAAATGAGTTTATTCCTGCAGCTCAGAAGGTATATAGGCTCAATCATCCCGATTCGATTTTAGATTTACGTGATATTAGAAAAGTACAACCCGCTGAAATTCTTGAGGCTATCGGGATGAGCGTGGGAGAGATTGACATTATGGACGGCTCCCCGCCCTGCGCTTCTTTCTCAACATTGGGTAAGCGCGAAAAAGGATGGGGCAAAGTCAAAAAATATTCAGACACACGCCAGAGAGTAGACGATTTGTTTTTTGAGTACGCGCGGATTCTCGAAGGTTTACAACCTAAAGTTTTTATTGCTGAGAATGTGAGCGGACTTGTGAAAGGTAAAGCAAAGGGCTACTTCAAGATTATTTTGCAGCGATTGAAGGATTGCGGGTATAACGTAAAAGCTAAGCTACTTGATGCGCAGTGGTTGGGCGTTCCGCAGATGCGACAACGTGTTATTTTTCAGGGGGTTAGGAATGACTTGGGGGTAAACCCTAAGTATCCAAGACCGCTGGATTATAGATATACGGTGCGCGATGCTTGGGAACAAGAGATGTGCAAAGAGACGGCGCCAAGTTTGGACGGGTATAAGGTCGGTGCTCTATGGGAGCAAATCAGCCCAGGTGAGCATCACCCAAATATGTTCAGCCTATATAAAGTCGGGCTTGATAAACCTTGTGCAACGATTCAGCAAAGAATGGCTAATGATAACGGAAAACCGTTTATGGGTGCATCTTGCACTCATAATATCGAGAAAAGGTATTTATCTATACAAGAGCTAAAACGAATATGTGCTTTCCCTGATGACTTCAGACTATCAGGTACATACGCCAGACAATGGGAGCGGCTTGGACGCGCCGTCCCCCCCGTGATGATGTATCATATTGCGCGCACTGTGAGGGATGAAATATTATGCAAGATCAAGTAATGCCTGATGGCAAATGGGAGTTTAACGAGAGCGTTGCAGATGTTTTTGATGATATGCTTCAGCGATCAATACCACAGTATAATGTTATGCGTAAACTTTCTTTTGATTTGGCTTGTAAGTTTCATAAACGTAATACGTCTATAGTTGATCTTGGGTGCAGCAGAGGTGAAGCTATAGCGCCGTTCATTGATAAGTACGGATGCCTTAATACTTACACATTGCTAGATGTAAGTGAGCCGATGCTTGAAGCGGCGCGGGAGCGTTTTTCATATATGCTTGAAGGGCCGTATAATGGGTCTGGACTTGTCACTATTAACAATATAGACCTAAGAAGCGATTATCCGCACATTAGGGCGTGTATAACTCTCTGCGTGCTCACTCTTCAATTTACGCCAATCGAGTATAGACTTAGTATACTAAAAAATATTTACGATCACATCATTGACGGGGGGTGCTTGATTCTCGTTGAAAAGGTCATCGGCGCAAGCGCAGAAATTGACTCCACAATGATTGAATTATACTACAATCTAAAGCGCGATAACGGATATACCGATGAGCAGATCGAGCGAAAACGATTAAGTCTGGAGGGCGCGCTTGTTCCGGTCACAGCAAAATGGAATGAGGAAATGCTAAAAATCACGGGTTTTTCACAGGTGGATTGTTTTTGGCGATGGATGAACTTCGCTGGTTGGATAGCCGTGAAAGATAAAGCGTAACACCGAAAACAACGAAGGGGTAGTGGGTGGAGAAGTATGCAGCAACGCAAAAAGGTAATCCAAAGGGGGTAAAATGACACAAACCTCCGATTTACTGGAAACCGCAGAACGCCGTTCTTATGTGCTTAAAATGCGCAAAGGCGGCGCGACGTATGCACAGATCGTGCAGGGTGCTATAAAAAAGTTTGGTGCGGATATGTTGCCCAGCGGATGGGATGAGCGTTATGCATACAAGGACGTGAAACGTGAGCTTGATCGTCTGCGTAGTGACATTTCAGAGAATGCAGAACAAATCATCGAACTCGAAAAACAGCGGCTTGATGCAATGCTCACCACGCTATGGCCCAAAGTAGCTCAAGGTCATCAGGGGGCAATTGATCGCGTATTGCGGATAATGGAAAGGCGGGCACGGTTGTTGGGACTAGATGCACCGTCAAGGCATTCGGGGCAGGTTGACGTAACCACGAAAGGCGAGAGCTTAAACGCAATCAATGACACTAGAGCAAAACTACTGGCGGATATTACGCAGGCAATTGCGGCGGATGAAGCCACAGAAGAGACGTGAGTGGATCGCGGGGCTTTCAGATACTGACATTGCCTCAATTCCGTGGTTTTTGGTATGGGGAGCACGCGACAAACAAGTACCCCCAGAAGGGGATTGGTCATTGTGGTTATCTTTGGCTGGGCGGGGGTTTGGGAAAACGAACATGATTGCAGAATTCGCAAATATGAAAGCGTCCACCATGCCGGGCAGTTTGGGGATTGTCATAGCCCCCACGGCTGCCGATGTGCGCGATGTCACAATACAAGGTCCCAGCGGAATCGTGAACGCGGGGGCAATTGCTGAGCGGCCAACTTATAACCCATCAAACCGGCTCATCACATGGCCAAACGGGAGCAAGGCATATGTCAGAAGCGCAGACAGCCCTGACCGGTTACGCGGCCCCCAGTGTCATTGGTTTGTAGCTGACGAATTGGCCGTATGGCGTTATGGCGTAGAGGCGTGGGATATGCTCATGTTCGGTTTTCGACTAGGCGATATTCCACAAGGCGCAATTGCTACGACTCCCAAAAACTGCAAGGTGCTGCGGGATGTGCTGAGTACACCAGGGCTTGTCAAAACTACTGGCACGACCTATGAAAACAGGCGCAATCTATCAACAGTGTTTTTTGACCGCATCATCACGAAATACGAAGGCACGCGGCTGGGGAGACAGGAACTCAACGCGGAGCTTATCGAGGATAACGAGCATGCACTCTGGAAACGCGAATGGATTGACGACACGCGCATACTCAAAACACCAGAGCTATACCGTGTGGGCGTGGCTATGGACCCGGCCGCGACATCCAGCGCAAATGCTGATGACTGCGGGGTAATTGGTGGCGGCGTGCTGGATACAGATGGTTATGTGCTCGAAGATGCCACGGTGCACGGCACGCCCACAGAGCAGGCGAAAGCGGCGATCACGATGTACCACAAACTGCAAGCCGATGTTTTGATCGTGGAAGCCAACAATGGCGGGGAATGGATTCCCACCGTGATTAACCAAATCGACAGCAGCGTGCACGTTAAAATCGTGCATGCATCACGCGGTAAACAAACCCGCGCAGAACCGGTGAGCGCACTGTATGAACAGCGGCGTATACACCATGTCGGCGCATTTTCTGCGCTGGAAGACGAGTTATGCCAGTGGGAACCGGGGCAGGCATCACCAAATCGGCTGGATGCTGTGGTATGGTTATTCACTGAGTTGATGCTAGGTAATACCACCGTTCCATCCAGTAGCACGGCAAACGTAGACGTAAATCAATATAAACCAGTACGCAGAAAAAGGCGGCGAAGATGAACATAACAGATCGCGTTATTGAATTTTTAGGCGGCGTTACCAAAGCGCAGGCTGATTACCACGCACATGAGGCATACGCCAGCGGCTACAACGACGGAAACGACGACCCAGCCAGCGGCGACATTGGCGCTGGCGGTTTCGGTTATCGCTCCTCCACATCAGGACGTGGGCGGGAGGGGGATATACCGTGGGCTGAGAACGTGGCGACAGCGTGGCAACAGTTTCAGAGTAACCCCCTCGTAAAACGTGATAGTGACATCACGCGGGACTACATCATTGGGAGTGGGTTTCAGTATCACAGCGACAATGACGATCTACAGGAAATAAACACGCAATTTGTTGAAAACAACGACCTCGAAGACCACGCGCCAAAATTCGCACGTGAGCTATTTTTATTCGGGGCTCAATGCTATCCGGTGTTCGTGAAAGAGTCAACCGGCGCGGTGACGTTGGGCTATATTGACCCTGACGCGCTGGACGGCGTGGTATTGCACCCTGACAATCCACTGGTCAAAGTCGCGGTTATCGTCAAAGCGCAGACGGGCGCTAACCCATGGGAGCATGCCACGGATGCGAAAGTGTACCGCATCGTGAGGAGAAATGACGCTGAAAAACTAGCAACCTGGGAACAATCGCAGATCGAGCCGTGGGAAGACGAAATGCTGGAAAGTAAGGGACTCGAAGAGTATTCTGGAAGTTGCCTGTTCTTCAATGCAAACGCAATGAGCAACCAGGGTTTGGGTTGTAGCGACTATTTACAGATCGCCGACTATGCCGACCAGTGGGACGAAACCCTGTTTAGCCTGGGCGACCGCGAGCAAGTCGGGGGATATTTCGTGTGGGATGTAAAAATGATTGGGGCTTCCCCAGAAGAGGTCGCTGAGGCCGCAAACGACCGCAACAAAAACACTCCACCCCGGCGCGGCGGCGTGCTGCGGCATAGCGACGGGGAGGAATGGACACCCGCATCACCTGACCTCAAACAGGCTGGGAGTATTGCCACCGTTCAAGAGCAGCGTGTCAACATCATCGGTGGACTGGGAAAACCAGAGGCGTGGTTTGGTCGACCGAGCGGTACACATTTGGCGACAGCGCAGGCACAAGGCGATCCCACTTTCCGCTCATTGGAATACAAACAGGGCCGCATTCAAAAAATGCTCAAACTGATGTTTGACTTGGTGCGCGATCAAGCCATCATCGCTGGAATGCCGGGTATCGCTGAGGATGACACCACAAAGATCGTGATGCCAGAAATGACGGCGCGTGATATGTCAGTTATCATCACCGCACTATCTGGGCTAGTTTCGGCGCTGATGATTATTGAGGATCGCGAATGGTTGGAGCAAGATGTTATTTTGGAGTTACTGCGCAAAGCCATTGGTGAGTTAGGGGTTGAAGTCGGCATGGATGATGATAACAGCGGGGGGGAGACTCCCGATCTTAGAGCACTCAAAAAGGCGTTACAGGTATTCAACCCGCGAACACAGGAACCAACTGACAGAGTAAGTGCAAGATCGTATTTTGAGAAACACGGCGTGATGGGGGAGTGATGAATATTCACGAATTTCTAACGCAAGTCAAAGCCCGCTTTTGCACACAAGACGATTGCCTTGTATCTTTGCAGGTAGGCAACCGGGCGAGTCTGCAAGGTTTGTCTGATAATGAATTGCGTCTCGTTATCGTTGATGACCAGTTCAGGGGCGTACAGTTTACGCCTGATGAACTCGCAGCGCCTGGGGAATTGATTGACAAAATAGCCAACCTATTAGACCACGCCATTGATCATGCCGACACCTAAAGAACTCTATACTCAGCAGCTTAACACCATCGCCGACAATTATGGGCGAATGGAGGATGACACCGTGCGGGCGTTGTTCAAAGAACTTGACACGCTGCGCAAACAGGTTAATGCGCAGGTATCAGACATTGACAGCCCATCCAATGCCCGCCAGCGACAAGCCGCCATCGAGCGGATGATATCCGACTTCGAGGCGAAATACAGCGCCCAACTAAACGCAGCCAGCGGCGCGGCATTTGACGACGGCGCGGCCTCGGTGAGTGAACCGCTAGCGACAATTGACATACGTGGTCCGGCTTTCATTCCCTCCCTGGCCCAAGTCAACGCCGTGCAAAACGTCAACGCGGCGTTGATAAAGGGAATTACTGAGGAACTACGCAAAACCGTAAATCTCAACATATCGCAAATTGTACTCCAACAAAAGACGCCATTTCAGGCAATGCAGGACCTGACGACCGCCTTTGGGCGAGGCAATGTTGATCGGCAAGGGCGTTTCGTTGCCAGCGGTGTGACCGCCAAGGCGGAGCGGGATATACGCACAGAGCTACAACGGGTATTCAATCTGTCCGAGCATAGCCAGCAATTGAAGACCGCCGAAACCACGCCCGATCTCCTCAAGCGTTGGATCGCCACCGCCGACAACCGCACCCGCCCCGGACATCTGGACGCCCACAACCGCTATCGACAGAACCCGATCCCCATCAAGGAAAAGTTCATGGTCTACGACATTGACAAAAAGGGACGGCGCAAAGGCTCGGCTTTGCTGATGTACCCGACAGACCCAAGTGCACCGCCGCAATACGTCATTAACTGCCGGTGCAAAATGTCCACCATCCATCCGTTGGTGGGCGTTATCGGTAGCAGTCTGGATGGGCGCATTGCCTCACAGTTAAAGCGGGCTAGTGCATCACAGCGAGCGCTGACGTTGCGCGAAAAGGTGCGCTATGTTCACACGCGGGAGATGTATAATTTGTATTGGAGGTTAGGGAGATGAAAAAATGAAATGGATAAACGCGAGGGAACAAAAGCCGCTATACGATGAAACAATAATTTTTGTGACGGAATCCGCGCCTGATAATCGAGAGATTGGCTGTTTTATGAATTTCTTCGGACACGACAGAATCGACCAATACGCATATTCTGTGGTTTGGGAGGATGTATCGTTTTGGATGCCGATTTCAGATTTACCGGCGATACCAACTGGGGATAATGATGGTAAATGACATTGACATATTCGCGCAAGAGCTAAAGCGGTTCATAATCGAACCCACCAACGCGCTGTACGATTTCAACATCGTCCCCCCCGGTGCGGTTTACTGGGGAATTCCAGGGGATACCAAAAAAACAACGTCGTTTAGAGAAACGCTGAAAGCCGCACTATCGAGCGGCGCTATAATTATTGAGTTCAACGCGCTATTAACCCATTATCCGAGTGATGCAAAATGGAAAGTTGCGCTGGTTATTCTAGTCCGCAGAGTGGGCGGCGATCTTGACCTTATCAAAACGGGCGCGGTATCTGACTCCGTTGAACAGCTAAAAATGTTCTATGATATGAGTCATCTGGTAAGACGTGATTTCGACAATTACATTGAGGCTCAAAATGAATCGACGCAAACGCACAGCTAAAAACCGTCAATGGCACCGCATACGCGGAAGGCGCATCAGCGGCGTGCTTTTCGAGCTTGACCCCTACACCGCCACCGTGCGGATAAAGCGGGGACGCGCAGTGGAGATCGTGGAGTTGGGAAAGTTCGGGGTGAGGCCATCTATTGACACGGAGCCGCAGATCGTCTATAATGAAATTGTGGAAAGAGACACACCCAAATAAAATTTAGCCAATAGGCACATAGAGCGGGATTCAAACGCCAAACCTTGTAACGAGGTTTGGCGTTTTTGCGTTTATGACTATACACACATTCTATCAGGGATTACAGGAATATTTCGAGGAGGCGCTTATGCCAGTTGCTGGATTACCCGGCGGAGACTTCGCTGGTTGTGTTGAGAAAATGCGCGGGCAGGTTAATAACCCACAAGCGTTTTGCGCATGGAAAACGCACGAGCTAACGGGGAAATGGCCTGCCGAAGAGGCGTTGAACGCAACGCCAGACACTGCGACAGCCGCCCCTCATTTCGTTGAAGCACAGATTTCCCCTAGTGGGGATAAAAAGGGCTACGTTTGGGATGTAGTCATCATTGGACCCGATACGCCTGACGACCTATTGACCATCAAGGGACGTGAGTGGGTGCGCAGCAAAAACGGGCGTTTGTATGACGTGGATGCATTGCGTAATGTAGAAATCTGGGAAGGTGTTAAAGTTTACGACAATCACCTGACTGACGATGAATTCAAACAGCGTGTAGGTATGCGATCATTCCTAACTGAGGGGGTGGGCGTTATCACATCCCCCCGCTTCGACGAACAGAGTCATAGCGTGTGTGGGGTTTTGAAGATCGTTGATGATGACGCGGCGCGGAAACTAAAACGCGCCTACGACCAGGGGGTGATCGAATCTGTTGGTCTCAGTATTGATACCCTGACCGAGGAGGGGGAGACGCTGATTTACGAGGGCCAGCGTTACCCATCAATGACAGGGTTTTCGAGAATATTTTCAGTGGACATCGTATCAGAACCAGCGGCGGGGGGACGGTTTAACCGCATTATAGCCGCACAAACTATCAACAAGGAGCAACAAACTATGGATATAGATGAAATCCGAGCAATGGTGAAAGAGGTCGTTGCGGAAGCCCTCGCCGCGCAAACGCCCGCACAGGAACAGGTGGACGAAGAGACGCCACCGGAAGATGTGGCCGCAGAGGTGGCAGAGGTGGCCGCGCAAGCCGCCGCCGATGTACCCGCCGATGCGACGCCTGAAGAGGCCGCCGCGATGGTGGCAGAGGAGGTTGTAGACAAGGCGATGGAAATCGAGAAAGAGGTGCAGAGCATGCAGGAACAAATCAAACTGCTCAAGGCTGAACGCGAGCTTGACCGCAAACTGGAAGCCGCGAAACTGCCAGAGGTAGACGCCAACGTGATCCGCGTAGCATTCAAAGGCCGTGTGTTTGAATCCAGTAAGTTGGACGATGCGATCAAGGCTGCGAAAACCGCGCAAGCCAGCCGCGACACTACGGGGCGAGCGGTGGAAGGCGGCGCTGGGCGCATCTATGCCCGCCAGACTTTCGGCGGCGCTGATGCCGCAATGATCGACTTTATGAAGCGGGTTTGGGGTGGCACGCAGCTATGGCGCGATCTTCCTCAGAACCTAGAGAATGAGCACGTTCGCGCATCTATGCCCGAAGCCTACACCAGCTGGATCAATGCAGGACGCCCCAATACTGGACGCGCACCCAGACTTGACAACTGGCTGGCGCAATTGGTTGAGGGTGGCGACCCGATGCGCCCAGTGGTCCGATCAAAGGAAAGCATCAACGTTTCATACATCGTTCAGGACGCTGTCAATGTGATGTTGGCTTTGGCCTACTCTAAGAAAAATGAATGGTGGGAGCCTCTGGTCACAGTTGAGGAAGTGCAGACTATTGATGATGCAAACCTCGTTCGCACCTATGGTATTGCCGATCTGCCCATCGTTAACGCGGGAGCGGCCTATACTGAAATGCAATGGACGGATGATGAGGAAACTGGCACGTACAAAAAGCGCGGCGGGTATATCGGCGTCAACCGGGAGCAATTCTTGCTAGATAAGGTGGGTGCAATCAAAAACCTACCCAAAAACCTAGCAGACGCTTGGTATAATACACAAGGGAGCCTCGTTGCGGCTGTATTCACCATCAACAGCGACACCGGCCCAACCCTGAGTGACACGGGCGTACTATTCAACGCCACCGCCGCGACCAGCGCCGGGGGGCATGCTAACCTACTCACCGCAGCACTGAGCTACACGGCCTTTGACGCAGCCTATACCGCGATGCTGAACCAAACCGACCGCAAATTAGGCGTGGGCAACAAACTCACAGATAACATCGTGCGGTGGTTGTTAGTGCCCACCGCATTGCGCGCGACAGGTTTACAGATTCGAAATACTAAATTCCAACCCGGAAGCGCAAATAACGACATTAACCCATACCACCAACAGTTTGACGTGGTTATGGTCCCGCAGTGGACTGACACCAACAACTGGGCGGTAGCCGGTGATAAAAACGTTCGGCCCCACATCCACATGATCTATCCCATGGGGGCACGCACACCGTCAATCTACACCGCCGACAGTGAAACCAGCGGGGCCGTGTTCACCAATGACCAGATTCGCTATAAAGCGCGCCTTGAGGTTTACCAGAAATCCGCATCCGATGTTTGTGCCCCGGTGGCCGACTTCCGCTCACTCCACAAAAACAACGTGGCCTAGGAGGGCGCTATGAAGGAATGGCTTGAAGAAAACAGGAAGCAAATCGGTTGGTCAATCGTAGTTTTGGCAATCGTAGCCGCATCTTTTTTCGGCTACGATACCACACTCCCAGAACCGCCCGATCTGAGCGATGTGTATATTCGCCTGCAATCCCTCGAAGTCACCAGCGGGATGGAAAGCTTTTCCGCGACGGGTAGCGGAGAGGGGTACACAAATCTCACATCCCTAGCATTATCGGACGATCTGTATGTGGGCGATGATGCAACAATTGTGGGCGACCTAGATACGGCGACATTTAGCGTGAGTGGAGCGACCACCATGGCAAGTCTTACGACCAGCGGGGCGCTCACAGTGGGGGGGTTAACCTATCCATCATTCACTAACTATACGATCACTGACGGCAGTACACTCACACCCACCGCAACGGTTTACGCACTAGATAGTGCCGCCGCCGTTACGGTGACTTTAGCCGCCGCAGGGACTGAGGGCCAGATGCTAGTACTAATCGGTGATGACGCCAACAATATCACGATTGCCGATACCAATGTGCGCACCAACGACGGAGCGGCACAGGTGATCGGTCAATATGACGTGATTATGTGGGTGTACCAGGACTCAGAATGGGTCGAGGTATCAGAGAGTAACAACAGCTAGGAGGCTGAAAAATGTTTAGTGGTGCAATTCCTCTCGTAATTACTGATGGCGAGGCGGGCGTAACCCTAGGGGCGCTCTATCGCTATATTAATGTTCCATTTCAAATGACCATTGTTGCAGTGACGGCCTCTCCGTCTGCCAATGACGCCGATCTAACGATTGACATCAACGACGATGGCACTGGAATCATTGAGGCCGTTTCTTGTGCAGTAAAGGCAACGCCCGGCAGCTGGAAAAGCACGCACGTCACCGGGGGGACTGAAACCCCCGTTACCGTTGCAGCGGGCAGCGTGTTAAGTTTTGATGCCAACTCCGCCGCAGCCGATACCGTGGTCACAATCGTGATTTGGTATATCCCTGGCGTGTTGAGTGCATAGCCTAACGCGGGCGGGGCGTAACACCCCCGCCCGCTCGGAGGTTCTTATGAGTAAATTTGCAACTTTAGCCGCACAGTTTTATGACGTGCAACCTGTGCAAATCGTGGGGTTACGTGAAACCGAGGACGCCGTCATAGTGCTAGTTGATTTAGGTATCAAGGGCACACCAAAATACACGGTGAGCAAGTCTGATTTGTTGGCGCTTGAAAAGCCCGCCCCCGCAGCATCCGCCGAAGTTTCTGACCCCGCTTACCTCAACTCACTAGCAGACGCCACACGCGGCGCGATTGACATGGCGAATGCAGCGGGCTTGGATTTACGCGCGCTAGGACTTTCCCGCCGCATCGGAAAACGCGATGTAGAAAAGTATCTTGAGGGGGGTGGATAGTGGCGACAACTGAGTATATCACCGATAAAGTAACCGGATTTTTAATCAAGGTCACTGCCACGGGCGCGGCGGCTATCGCAGCCAGCGCCACGGCTAAACGAGTTTGTCGGTTGGGGTCAATCGCGGTGAAATTCTCAGCCGCCCCCACGACATCGGAGGATTTGACGGTAACGCTAAACTCCATGACGGGCGCGGCCTATGACACCGTATTACTGACTGTCGATCCGAGCACTGATAGCACGACCAGCATCGTATATATTCCAGATGCACCGTTGCTCTTGGAGCCTGGGGATGCGGTAGACGTGGCGTATACAAACACCGATACCGTTACTTATGGCGTTACCATAACTCTAGATGAGGTTTTATAGTGGCATTGTATCTGAATGGGGTGAAAGTGACCGCGCCGACAGCATACGGGGCGTTTGCAGCCCTATCAGAACAGGCCAATACCACCATCACGGACGCGGGAACGTATTACCCAATTTTAGGGACGTTCACTAATTCGCCAGTCGTGGGGTTTCAGGGCGTAGCCGATCCAGCTATTCAATACACCGCCGCCCCAACGCGTTATTTCGAGATTGACTGGCACGCGACTCTAAGCGCTGATGATGGGCTGAGGACTGTCCATTGCGGCGTAAATAAAAACGGCACATTTGTGGACAGCTCGCGGATGGGTGCATATCTAAAAACCGCTGATGAACCCGGCTCATTTTCTGGAACGTGTGTGGTGCAGCTAGAAAAAAATGATAAAATCCAGCTAGTAGTCACATCCAGCGCCGACGGGGACGTGATCACATTCTATCACTTCACAACTACAATACGGGAGTTCTTTTAATGGCAGTATGGCTTGACGGAAAACTAACAACGGCACTCACGCAAACACAAAATGCAGAACTGTTAAAAATTGACAGCGCAGCAACTGACGGACTGTCTGGAACAAGTAACAGTCTGGCCTATCGTGAGAATGAGATTGAGCGCCATTTGCACAGCGCGGGGAGTTGGTTCGGCGTAGCGGCTGTGCCAACGGCAACGCATAAAGCAGATCGTATTGGGCCGGGTATTTCTGCTTTTCAGCTTGATGCCGGGAACGAGACCTGGGGCGACTGGGTGCAAGTTTTTGGGGCAGACGACACCCCCACGACCGACAGGCACGGCGGGGCAAGTGCATATTTTGACCCGCACATCATACTAATTACAGACGCAGAAGCAGCCGTACCGTACTTCATTCAGTTTTCACGCGGTGCAACCGGGGCGGCTGGCCTTGCGGCTGGCACTTACACGGAACTAGCCATCGGTATTGACGTAGCAAATCGACCCTTCTCAACTGAGACCAAAGTGCAAACCGGCAGAGCGCCGTCTGGGGCGTTGCTGTGGGCGCGTTGTTTGGCTGTTGGACAAAATACAGCAACGCTTGATTTTTACATCGGGATTCACGAATACGAGGGATAGTTATGACCTCATACCCACTCACAGATTTTAGAACCCGCACCAAAATTCTCATCAAAGCCAGCGATCCTGCTGACGATCTTGAGGATGACGAAATTGATGATCGCATCAAGGGCGCGTTATCGGCCTATGGTCACGATGTACCCAACGAAGTCACCGAAGACGAACCGGGCGACGGTGGGCGGTATTATGCGACATCGGGGCTCGCTAGTTGGGTGGAAGATTTCTCGCGGGTAATTCAAATTGAATACCCGGCTCCTGACGTTTCCAGTAATGAGACTCCCATCTATCTCAGTGAAGACGATTATGATGCTGACTATTGGGACGGAGTAACTCGTTATATCTATTTCAAAAACGTTTCCCCCTCCACTGGCGAATCTTTCCGGGTACGCTATACCGCACCCTATACATTCAGCGGCGACCCCGAAACGGTGGCCATTCCCCAAGAGCATTTTGAGGCAGTGTGTAACCTGGCGGCCTGCAAATGTTGCCGGGCGATTAGTGCGAAATATAGCCGTATCGGTGATGGATTCACAAATGCTGACAGCGCTGCGCACAGCACCAAAGCGCAGGAATTCGCCAACCGCGCCACCGACTATTGCGCGACATACCGCGATCTAGTGAACCTACCGCCCACCGGAGCCGCCACAACTACAAAGGCATCTTCTGCGTTTGCGCGTTGGGAGACATACCCGGAATGGCAGAGTGGGCGGCGTTATCGTTTTCACAATCGGAGACGATGATTTGTACAACGCTGATTACTACCTGAATTATAAGCCCAAGCCGTATATAAATCTTGATTTCTGGCGTGCCTATTTCGCGGAGATAGCGGGGCACATTGTCCGCACGCTGGACGTGAAAACCGTTTTAGATGTGGGCTGCGCTTTGGGGATTCTGGTTGATGAACTGCGCAGCCGCGACATAGACGCACGCGGCATAGACATTTCGCCGTGGGCAATCGCCAACAGCGTTGCGCCTGACTTTTGCACCGTGGGCAGTATCCTGGACGCACCCAAACAACGTTATGATATGGTCATCTGTATTGAGGTTGTGGAGCATCTTCCTCCCGAACAGGCCGAACAGGCTATTGACACCCTGTGCAGTTACGCGCCGATGGTGCTGTTTTCGTCAACGCCAATAGATGAAGAGCAAGACCCAACTCATCTTAATGTACAGATGCCTGTTTATTGGAATGCGTTTTTCGTCAAAAACGGCTATCGGCGCAATCCAATGCGCGAACCGTTTCACCTGTTACCCTGGGGGCAATTGTGGCGGAAGTATCCATAACCCAAACGGGCTTTGCAGAACTGCAACGTAAATTCGACGGCGCGGATGATGTTATCGATCTGGAAATGCGTCAGACGATGGACGCCAGCCTAAATATATTCCATCAGTTGGTTGATCCCATGACACCGGTGTTCAACGGACATTTACGCGCAGCCACAACGGAACACGTATTTGGTACACCAGCAGGGGGGAACTTTTGGGGGCAGTTGTTGAACCCGATGGAGTATGCTGACGATGTTGAAAACGGAAGACCGCCGGGGCAATACTCACCCATTTTTCCGCTTGAATATTGGGTTAGGCGCAAACTTGGTATACCCTTCCCAGGTTCTCTAGCTAGGGCGTTTCAGATTTCAGCGACACACAAAGAGAAGGGACGAAAAGGCGTAAAAATGTTTGAGCGAGCTTTCAAACAGGGCAAACCACGGGTTGAGCAACTGTGGCAGGGTATAGATGAACGCATCGCGAGGAAAATTGAATGAGCTTTCCAGAAACCAACATTTTAGACACGTTTAGTATAGACAGCGGCCCACCGCCGACGGGCTGGTTATTCACGTACTCCGATGTCGTAGCCACGGCGACAACAGTGAGCGGGGAACTACTGATGCACATTATCGCGGGAGGTGACACCGGTTCCATTTACTGGTCAGCGGAAACATTCACAGCAGACCAGGAATGCTATATCACGCTGGGCAGCACTCCCATTGTCGCAGATTCATATGGCGCGTTAATGTTGCGCATCACCGATCCGGAGGATGAAACCATAGACGGCTACAAGGCGCGGTTTTTCAATAATTTAGACGTGGATATTATCCGCATATCCACCGGTGACACCGTGCTATCTGGGGAGTCCGTCTCTTCGCTGGCAACCGGTGACGGAATCGGGTTTCGCGTTGAGGGGACCACGCTCACACTGTTTCACAAACCGGCTGCGGGGGCGTGGGCGCAAATCGCACAAACAACCGACAGTTCAGTGAGCGGCGCGGGGTATATCGGCGTTGAAAGCCAATTGGTGTTAGAGTAATGGGACTAATAAACTATTTTGATAATTTTGGGGGCGGTGCTTACACGTCTGATGTACCTATAACTGGCGTTGCCATCAGTGGTCCCAGCAATGCTGGAATTAATGAGCCGCTGTCCTTGTCCGCGACGATTGCGCCAACGACTGCGACCAACGTCACCTATGCGTGGGAAGGCTCCCCGCTGAATGATGGGGAAGCCGATGTCATCTATGAGCGCGTATTTGGCAATGAATTGGCGTTTGATTCGCAGATCATCAGCCTTACCGCGAGTAACCCGGTTTCCAGCGCATCCGACACGCACACGGTAGCCGTGTGGGACTACGCAGCGAGGGGCGTGATTTATGACATTATCAATGGGCTGAGCAGTTTGAGCAACACGGAGAAAGCCTATACTGGGCCGGTGTATGCTTACAAAAGATGGACGGCACTTAGGCCCGATTTTTTGACACTGTTCAAAACAACGGATGCAGCCAGCGAAGACACGATCCGTGGGTTTGAAATCACCCTCCACAATGGCAACATTGCGGATGAACAAATTATTTTCAGAGAGGGTGACGGGCGCGGGGGCATACAGCAAACGATACTGTTTAACATATACGGGTATTTTACCTGGAACGATAGCGACAAAAGCGAAATCATAGCCAGTAGTATTGTGAACCAAGCGATCTACGCGCTAGATCGTGACGACCGCCTGCACGATGGACAGCAGTTTATCAGCGCAGCAAACGCGCAATTGATTGCATTCGAGCCGTGGCTCTTTGGTAGTACGTTAGTTCATCGGGCGACAATTCAGCAGGCCGTGACGACATATTTCTACAATGGCGGGACACCGCTCACACCGGACTCATAATATGCGCATAATGATAGTTTACCCAGGGACGCAGCACAGCACGTACGATGTAGCACGCGGCTATGAGAAGGCCCTTAGACAATTGGGGCATACCGTCAAATCTTTTGATTATCACCATTACATCAAATTCTATTCCGTGGCACTGGATGAATGGGAGCAACGCAACGAAAACTATGAACGTCGCATTGACGACGCTGTGAAGTTTTCATCGGAACGGGTAGCCATAGAAGCGGTGGATTTTGTGCCCGATGTGGTGCTAGTCGTAGCAGGTGGGGCGTTTCACCATCGCGGGTATATGTTGCTCTATCGGCTGAATGTGCCGATCGTGCTGCTGTTGACGGAATCGCCTTATATTGATGATGTGCAATCGCGCATCGTGAATCAAGGCCGCGTTTCGTTGGTTTTGACAAACGACCGTAACAGTATCAGCACGCTATTGGATTTAACCGGGGTTGAAACGCGTTATATTCCGCACAGCTTCGACCCGGACACGCATCACCCTGGTAAGTCAAAGCTACAAACTGACGTATTCTTCCACGGCACGCTCTGGGATGAACGCGACGCGCTGTTTTCCCCGCTGCGCGATTTGGATGAATACGACATACACATCAGCGGCTATACATTGCAGGATACTGTTGAGACGCAAAGAAAAAACTTGGTTGACAATGATATAGTCGCAGATTACTACCGGGGGTGTAAGATCGCTATTAACCATCATCGTACCAGCCGCGAAAACGGCGAACGGCACATCGGCGCGAATGAGGCGTATAGCCTGGGGCCGAGGGCCTATGAGATCGCCGCGTGTGGGGCGTTTCAATTATGTGATGGAACACGCCCAGAGTTGTTCGACGTGTTTCGTGGAAGCGTGCCTATTTACGAAGGGCCGCAGGATTTACAAGAGCAAATTGAGTTTTATTTGCGGGATGATACCTTACGGCAGTCATACGCAGCACGGGCGCGGGAATATGTGCAGAATTGCACATTTACCGACCGCGCACAGAATATCGTAATACCAGCACTACAGGAGGTGCTCAATGGCAGATGGTAGACCGTTTCATAGTAAAAATGGGCGTGTGATTGTTTCGGGCGTGGAGATTGAGGGGGCCAGCACTTGGAGCGCAAACACAGCCAAAGATGTAGTCGAGGCAACGCAGTTTAATGACCGCCGCAAACGCAACGTACCCGGTCAATTGAGTGACGCGGGCAGTATCACCGCGTGGCAATATGCCGACAAACGCACGTTGTTAGACGCAGTACGGGCAGATGGTCCAGTGAGTTTGTATCTGTATCCAGATCGCAATGACGCCACCAACTATTTGTATGGGTTTGTGATTATGACATCCAGAAACTTGGAGGCCAGCACAGCCGCCGCTTTTGGTGGCACAGCCGATTATGTGAACTTCGATAACAACGGCTTAACCGTGATGGGATTCTCATAATGCCATATCGTAAACGTACTGTAAAAATATACGGCGACTTCCTCACCCACGAAGATGATGAGGGCAACGAGTGCCACATGCGAGCGGGGGAATGGATTGAGTTTAAGCGCAAGCAAACGCCAAACGATATGCGGCGGCTGTTGGAATTTGCGGAGATGGAAAACGCCGCGAACAACGAATTGCAAATGCAAATGGATGAGGCGGTTTCCTTTCTGGCCCGCAAGATCGTGTCCTGGAATTTCACCGACCTTTTCACGGATGGCGAGCCATTGCCCGACCCAACTGAGGAAACGTTGAATGAACTCGATCTTGATGACATTTTCGACATTTTGGAGATGTACGGTGAGGTGGGCGCTCCATCAAAAAACTGATTTTGGCGGCACTGCAAGCCGCCGAAGGTCATGGGCCGATACCGTGGGAGATCGTCGAAGACCAGCTTTGTGAGCGTTACCACTGCCTACCGTGGGATTTGGAGGGGCAGGACGTGGGGCGGCTGTTGCGTAACTCGCGCTTGCGTAGTGTGTACGATGTTATTCGTAAGAGCAACGGCGGTACAGAGTTAACGAATGGGGAAAGTGAGATAATGGGCAGAGTGTTACAAATGCGATTGGAGAATAATGGCTGAAGTAGCGATCACAGTACGCGCGAAAGATGCAGCGAGTCGCGTATTTAGAACCACAAGCGTCGCATCGAAGCGCCTGGGTACTGCCGTCCGTCGAATGGGGCAAGTAGCCGGCCGCGCCGGGGCCGGTGTAAAACGCCTTGCAACACGCATTTCTGGTTTGCGTGCAAAACTAGGCGGCGCTTTGGGTGCAGTGACGGCTTTCGCAGGGCGAATGAGCGGGCTACTATTGGGGGGATTTGCCCTAGTCGGCGGGGCTATCGCCGGTACTGTTGGAGCACTAAAGGGAATGCGTGAGGCACTAGAGGAAACCGGAGACGCATCCGGCGGAGTGGGCGACAAAGCCGAAGAAAGCGCCGGGGCCATCAGTGACGCCGTAGACACCACTGACAAAGCCGCGCAAAAAATGCAAGGCGTCTTTGGCGCGTTTGGGGATGTCGGCGCGGGATTTGTGCAATCACAAGGGCGAATGCTGGATCAGGTTGAACAGAACGCTGACAGCGCACTGGGCGCCGCAACAGCAAGCAAAAGCGCGATTGACAAAACTGACGCGGCGATGAAGGCCAGCACCCAAACTGCATCACGATTCGGAAAAGCACTAGACCGCATCGGAGGCGCGTTCAACCGGGCGAAGAACATCATCCTGCGAGCCGTAGCCAAAGCCATATTACCCGCGCTCGAAAAATTCGCGGATATGTTGGAGTCCCCAACATTTAAGAAGTTCGTGGATTTGGTAGCGGAGAATATGGCGAAGGCCGTCGAGAAGTTGGCAAACTGGCTCATTGAAAAAGTAATTCCCGCACTCGAACAAATGATGGAAGAAATCAACGAGGCCGGGGGCGTGGTCGATTGGATTAAGGGTAAATTTTCGGAATTTAAGAGCCGGGCCTGGGAGGCCGTGCAGGGCGTGATCAGTTATTTTCGGCAATTAGGTGAAGACATCGGCGGCTTTTTACTGGACACGTTTCTGAAATTCCAAAATTTCAAATATCAGGTTATTGACGCCTTTGCCGGTTTTTTTGAGGATTTGTTTAGTGGCGAGAAAATAGAGACGGCGCTGGCGGGACTGTCGGAGAAATTAAAAGATGCATTCAAATCTGCTTTTGAATCATTGACCGACCGTTTCCCGTGGATTGAAAAATTATTGGGGTTTTTAGACGGTGGGGGAGCAACGGAGCCGACGACCTCACCAGGGAGCGGCGGATTGGCACTTACGCCTAATTTTGCAACAGCATCGCCGACCTCACAAGTCATCATCAATGTAACTGTTCCCGCAGGAACAGCAAACCCCGCCGCGTTTGGCAACGTCGTGGGCGAGAATATTGTCACTGCCATGCGCCGCTCAGGGCAAAGGATACCAGTAACATGAGAATAGCCAGAATTGGGGCAACATACGCCAGCGCATACGAATTTAGCACCACGTTAATGGATGACAGTTGGAGCAGTTCGCGCCCGCCTGTGGCCCAAAAGGTCAGCGGGGCAGATGGGGTATTCGACTATTATGGTGAGTTGGGGTTTCCGCTTGCGCCTGTAACTGCGACGAAAAAGTTTGCCATCGTAGGAACATCAGCAGCAGATTTGGAGGACTCTCTAAATACACTACGGCTCAATACAATCACGTATTTCAAAAACCTCCAAAAACTCTGGTGGCTCGACCGTGATGAAACTACAAAATATTGGAGCTGGGCTAAAACGATCAGCCTAAACACTGCCGATTCATACAAAGATAAAGGGCGCTGGTTAAAACCTGTTACCGTGCAATTCTACATGCCGGAAGGGGTGTGGTATGCGGAGACAGTGAGCACTACAACGTTTGGGCCTATCACTGGCCCTAGTAGTGGATTCGCATCAACCACCTATATTGGGAACTACTATGCCGCAGTCAAGGCGACAGTGAACGCCTCGAATAAAGTTGAGGCGGTATCGGTTCAGGTCAGCATGTCCACTGGGCCAACTTTTTCGAGAACCGTGACTTTTGATGACACAGGCGGCGCGGGAATTGCAGCGGGCGAAGAATTGGAGATTGATAGCGCGTCTTTCAGTGCTTTGAATGACGCGGCGGGCACGCCATTCGACGCCTATGATAAAATCTCACTCCCCACTGGACAGGTGACATGGTTATATTTTCCACCAGCAATTCAGCCGTCAGCATTGAACGCTTTTGTAGGAGCGAGCGGAATCACATCTGGGGCCACGCTAACAATTGATTTTGAGTGGTATAACACCTATGTCTTCTAATCCCATTATCACCGTTGACGTTCTAGACAGCGGAACCGTGCAAGGCGCGGGGCCGCTCTATAACATTATCTCTGCGCAGGTGGTCACGGAGTTGGATAAAGCCGGGACTGTGACGGTTGTAGTTCCTGCGCTTTCACAGCGGGCTATTGATTTAGTAGCCAACGAAACACAATTGAACATTCATACCGCCGAGGGCCTGGTGGGTAGCGGCTTGCTCCAAACCTGGAATGTGAAAGCCGGGGATATGCCGGTTTATGAATTGACCGGCCCTGATTTGTTGGGAGAGTTAGTGTACCTCAACACGGGCTACAATGCCACGTATGATGATGTGGCGGTAGCTGATATTATCGGCACAGATGCCACCGCGACAACGTTGTTAGGTGATACGGGATGGACTCAAGGCACTATCAGCATAGATGCAGATGTCACGCCCACTACGATCACCTTCGAGGCTGCTACACGCCTAACCGCACTATTAACGCTCTGCAAACAGATTGGGCATCATTTGCGCCAGGGCAGCACCGCTCGCACTCTGGACGTGAGTTTGTTTGGCGATGATAGTGGGCTGCGCGTGTTGAACCCGGTGTTAATGCGCTATGATTTGAACGGCTCGGATTATGCCGGGTATATCTCTAAAATATCCACCGCAACGATTAGTGCCGATCTGGAAAACAAGATGCTTCCACTAGGTAAAAATAAATTCGATATGCGCGACGCCTCAAAAACCATCACTGATATTGAAGTGCAAACGCAATTCGGACCGCAGGGATACGCCACAACCACAGACGACACGACCAGCGGCGCGACAATCCCCGTCACAGCCACCACGGACGGGACGAGATCATTTAGGGTGGGCGACGAGGTGTGGATCGGGGATGCGGACGACTGGACGCAAACCAGCGAATACGGCATTATTGACAGCATCAGCGCTGGGGTAAGCATTGACCTCACCACGGATTTAGGGAACGTCTATAGCAGCGGCGCGGATGTGATTCAACGCCCGCAGTTCTACATCGAGGATTCCACCAGCATCGCGGCATACGGCACACGGGAAGCGTGCCCCCAATTCCCTTGGATTGGACCATCTGAGACGGCGGTTGACATCAGTATTCAGCAACAAAGCGCAGACGCTCTATACCATGCCGCACAAGCCCGGTTGACACGCTACAAAGACCCGTATGAGGCGTACACTATCAGCCAAGTGCTTGATTTGCCCACATCGTTACAGGTGGGGGATAAAATCCACGTCACCTATCGCGGGATAGGTGGCCCAGCGGGAACCGTGTTTCTGGACATAGATGATGATTTTTTTGTATTGAAGATCACCCGCACATGGGACGGTAGCGGGGCAGGCGGGGGGAGGGGCGTATGTGCGTTGGATGTGGCGAACGTTACGCGCCCGATGCCCAACAATGAGAGTTTGATTGTGTTCAACCTCGACAATAACAGGTGGCTAGGGCTATGACGGTAACACTCGTAAAAGTGACCGCTGACGACCGCAGCGGAACAGTTAAATATTATGTGGATGGTAAACTACTCGCTGGTGTTGGAGCAGTTATACCGATTGCGTCACTAGATGATTATGCGCAGGGGAGTATTATCAGGGGCGGCGCAGTGGATTGGGAAGCCTATGCCGCTGAAACCAGTGGACAGATATTGGTGGGCGATGGCACAGACATCGCCAGCGTTGCCGTTTCGGGCGATGCTACACTCGCGGCGGATGGCGCGTTGACTGTGATCGCTGCTGATACCACGAAAGCGGGGAAAGTTGAACTTGCGACGGATGCAGAAACGAAAACAGGAACAGATACAGAACGGGCAGTGACTCCGGTCACATTAGCAGGTGTTATCGTTTTGGATTCGACCACGGATGGAGGTGTTGTGAAAGATGGCGCGGGCGTCATGACGTTGGACGCCATCGGTGCATACACCCTTACGCTGAACGATAATTCTTCACTCAACCAGAATTTGCAAACGACCGATACGGTGCAATTCAACGAGGTGGGAATTAGGAATTCTTCACCGGACGCTATGCTGCATATAGAAAATCCGGATCTAAACGGAGCAGCAGACGTTATCTTGGAGGGGTCTAATAATGGGAATGCCTATCTGACTTTTAGGCGTGGGGCTGTAGGTCGCAAAAATTTAATTCGTTTTGAAGATACTGACGACACCGAAACGCTATTATGGTCGGTAGGACAGCCGTATAATAGCGGACTTACCGTAAAGGACCTACATTTTTCAACGTCAGAAAACACATCGGACTCTGTGTTGGTTTTGAAACACAGCACGGGATATGTTGGAATAGGCGAAAGTTCTCCGCTTGGAAAACTGCACGTCGATCAAGCATCAACGACGGGGGCAGTCCCCGCATTGCTGCTAGATCAGGCAGATTTAAGCGAAGAATTTATAAATTTTGTTTCTACCGTTGGCTCTGGTTATCCAATTCAAACTGGGGCAGTTGGGACATATTACGGGAAAATTCGTGTTTCAGTAAACGGGACGTTCAAATACATTCCGTTATACGACAGTTAAAGGAGAAAAATTATGAGTGAGACGAATGAGTTATGGCATGCTGTAGCCGGGGGGTTGCTTTCATCATGGGAGGCAAAACTAGCTGCGATTTGGTCGCAAGCAGACAGGGATTTACAAGAGCGACGTGGTGTATGGCCGGGATGGTTGATCGTTACCTCGTATGGTGCGATGGGTCACACAATCAGTGATGACGCATTAGGGCTTTTGTTTGATGAAATCCCGGATCGCGTTTCCGATCCGACTATTCGCGATCAAATCGCTGCGGGTAAGCCAACGTTCGTTGGGAATCCAGCCAGTGATGGAACAACGTTGACAGGCGATGATCCGGGGCCGGATGTGACCACGATGGTGTATTCCTGGGATTCTAGCCTGAAGGAATGGGAGGAAGTCGGCACACTGGCCGATAACTCTACGCCGCCAAGCGGCACGTATGTGTTGGTTAACGTGACGGATTCAGCGATTGGTTTACCGAGTCCGTTTCTCACAATATCACAGGAGTAATAATATGAGCGTTTCAACAGAAGAAGCTCGCGCCGCACTGGATGCGGATAAAAAGGCACGTGGCCAGGAACTCCTGAAAATTATAGAGCGGGAATGCCAGCGGTTAAATTGTGATCTAGTAGTGGATATGGCGATAACTGACGGGAAAATAGTTGGAAAGGTTGCAGTTGTTGCGCGATAGATTTGCGGCCTGCCGTCTGCTTTTTTGACAATTTCATAATCACAAATAAAAATCCCCGCTATCATCAGCGGGGATTTTTGCGTATACCTCAGAACTCAAATCACCGTCTCCCCCTATAAATCTTTAACCAGCGCGATAATTTTTACAATCTCGCGCCAAAACCCCACCATATCCATGTCCGCATAAGCGTCACGCAGGCGGATCGCGCCTTCCTCAACTTGCTCCCGCCGCCGCGCAACAGCCGCTCTGGTTTCCGTTCCGTAGTTCGGCGGTTTTTCAGTCATCACCTTCACCGGGACGGCACAGCTCATGGCGGAGCCTCCGCAGGATTCTACAAAACTGCTGGTTAACAGCAGACTTGCTGATGCCTAACTCATTGGCGACCTCAACCTGCGTCATATTGAGGCTACCATCTGCATTATACAGCATTGTTAGGAGTCGTGCGGGTGATACGCTGGCACGCGATTTTAGCCGCGCCACCTCATTAAATATAACGCTATGCGGGGCGTTAATTAATAACGCCCCTTGTAAATTCGAGAGTTTCTGATATTTTTGCATTTCGTCTCCTATTTTTTAGTCAATCGCCTATATTCAAGCTCGACGGTTTCAATGTCCTTCAAATTACGACAAATTGTGGCCGCGTCTACTCCTAACTGAGCGCCAATGTCCCGCATTGACCGCCCACTCAATACCATCTATGTTTGAGCGAGTCAAAAGCTCTGGAAGATGGGCTGGGGTTAGACAGCCCGGTGGGTTATTCTTCAATCCACTTTTTTACTGTACCATTCTTCAATTCGTCAATCAATTCGCTCGCACTCTCTCTGGTAAACTGCCAATTTTCAATTGCACAATGTAAACTACACAACGCCGCTTTGCGCGGCATTTATCAAGCCACCAAAAGCAGCGCGAATATCGGCGTCACTAACCAAAACGTGTGCATTGTGAATTCTGCGCGGCTTGGTATTGTACCAAGTGTTAGTCTCGCGTGAGATAAAAACAGCAATTGCTGTCTGTTCTGAGAACTCAGAGCACTCAAACTCGAAGAGCCGAACTATTTCATCATACGTACCAACTGCCCCCAACTTTACCCACGGCGTGAGCAAGTTCGCTCTCTCTGCGTGTGCCTCTGTGTGTTTGTTTCTGTACGCTATGATGTATCGTGTATTAATCATCTATCGCTCCTTGTGTGCTAAACTTTCACCTTCAAGAGCCATCAAGCGCGTTGATAGCTCTGGAAGATGGGCGGGGGGTTAGGCCGCCCGTTTGTTTTGCCTAGACTCTAGAACCAGGTACTAACGAGCCAGTCAACGATTTCATCAGGATTGGATTCATCAATCCAATCCTGGTGCTCCTGCCCTTCTGGCCAATCTGAGCAAATGTGGGATTCAATATCGTATGAGGTTGCGCCTGCGTCACCTTGTGGGTGTGCCTGAAATTCTGATACTACCTGCTCTAGTTTTTGGTTATTGATTTGGTATTTCATCGCGATCTCCTATTGTTTGCTTTCGAGGGCTACCCTTTTGTCTCCCTCAACTATATATATTATAACAAGATTTACCTCAACTGTCAATGGTTTTAGGTGAAACCGTGCAATATCGTGCAATATTGGTCACTGATGTTCGATTTGTTCTATTTTGTTCTAATACACCGGGGCATTAGGGACTGCTGTTGTGCTTTCATCCTCATTAGTTTCCCCTGGTGTGGGGTAGACCATACCGATCTCTTTTGCAATCTCACCCTCTGCATTTCCAGCCCTTGCCCGGAAGCTGTTTAGCCAGTTAGGCGCGATAATTTCCATTTTTGTGCGTAGATCATTGGTGAGGAGCAGCCCGATCACTATCGGGATGAAAACCAGCAACAGATAACGCGGCCATACCCACAGCAACGACACGGACAAGCCGCCACCGGGATAGTATATCCACATCACGTCACTATCAACAGAGAAGCCGACGGGCCACACCGTGAACGCCAGCGCAGTGAACACAACGCCACAAGCCGCCAGAATCGCCGATAGTTTGTTGAGCGGCTTAGTGCTGATGGATAGCGGAGAAAGCTCGACCTCAACAAACAGCACGGCAAAAGCCGCGCTGCACAGTGGGCCGAAATTTTCGCCAAACAGCAATGCTTCCAATACCAACAAGATGATGATCGCGCCATAGATGGCAATACGATCCAGTGTGAGTTCATTTTTGCGGTCGGCTTCGCTCTCGTGGGTTTGTTTCTCGTGTGGGCCAACGCCCATTGGATAATTGAACATAAAATAGCTCCTTTCCGCCTGCCTGAAAATAACTAGGTATATGTTTTTGTGTTTTCGTGCCATTTCTGGCGAAAACACACACCCTCACAATTTCAGGCGGGCAGGTTTGTGTGTTCCATTGCAGTGTTTACACGCCGACCCCATTTCATCAGTGCATCAGCCTGCGTGTTTCCCGGCACAGTGTAACCATTCGCCTTTAGCAATCGTTTGAATTTATCGCGTCCATAGCCAGCCTGCGCAGCAACCACGGCAGCCGCTTGCTGGTCCTCGGTGTATTGCACGCGGGGGCGGCCTCGTTTTTCGCCGTCGTCTCCCAGAACGCTGGTATCGAATTCTGGATACTCTCGGAGTTGCGGCTCACCGCCTGCGGCGCGTGATAGCTCGGCTTCGGGAATATAAACCATTTGAAGCCGCTCGCACAATTCGCCGCTCTGGATTTTCGACTTTCCGTAACCATCACCAAAACCAAGCAACTTGTCACACCGGGGCGTGTTACCGCCCATTATGGAGTTACTGGCCTGGAACGTCTCCACAGCCAGACCGATCCGCGTGGTATACTGATCACGAACTGAGGGGTCACTGCCCCACTCGTTGCTCGTGGGCTTTTGCGTGCCGACAACCAACTTAATACCAGCGGCGCGGCCTTGTTGACTGAGGGCTGCAAGTAACCACACGAATGCGGGGACACGGTCCCGCTTGGTGTAGTGTTGGAACTCGTCCAACATCACGACAATGGAGCTGTCCCATTTGATAGCGCGGCCGCCGTTATTCTGGATCGCCTGATACCGTTCGAGCATCAGGTTGTACACCCATCCCAACGCATTCACAGCGTCATCATCCTGCATGGCGATGGGGGCAACCTGACCGGGCAGGCCATTGACGATCCCCAACCCTTCCCCGCGTTTTCCGTCAATGAGCACGATCTGATTTTTGCCGTTAAGCGCCGCCTGCGTAGCCAAGCATCGCATCGTCCAACTTTTGCCGCTGTTCGTGGCCCCACCAATCAGAGTATGAACCATATCGTTTAGATATAGCGTGATATAGTTCCCAGCAGCATTTTTACCTAAGATCAGCCCATTTTGAGGGCGTGCCCCGGCACTGGATAGGGGAATATCACGCTCTTGGAATGCATCAGGATAGGCGACTTCCACGACATTCCAACGGCGATCACGGTAAACGTTGGGCGGCTGCGGCGCATCCCACGGCACCAGCGCCGCCGCCATTTTATCCAGTGCTTTTTCTAGACGTTCAGCGTCCAAACCGACATCGAATTTAGCGAGTGCCACCCGTTGTCCAGCGATGTGCTGTCTAGCGTGTGGTCGGTTCATCAATTGGAATTCACGTCCTGAGCAAAATAGTTTTTGCGTGAACTGACCCTGAATATGTGCCCGCAATTCGAGCGCCAGACGGTCACGCTGCGCCGCCTTGCTTAGGCCAAATAGGGCGCTGGCTACTTGTGGGTTGAACATTTCGAGTAATTCACGACGTTTCATAGTTACAGTTCCTTTACACTATCTTTCCAGCCTCTTTCAATTTCTTCAATCTGTCATTTACCGTAGGACGTGAAACCTTCACCGTAGCGGCAATTGCAGTTTTTGAAGGTCGCGGAGTTTCGTTGTAAAGTTGTAAAATCTGCATTGCAAGTTCATCAAGCTCCGGTGTAGGTTCCGTTGTAAAATCATCCTTTACAATTGTAGGTTGGCTCTTTACATCTTGGCTACGCGCCTTCACTGTAACCTGCGCTTTGTCTTCGCCAGACTTCCCCTTGCTTTCGTGCCGGTGCTTTTGCTCAAGCCATTTTTCATAACGCGCGTCAAATGAAGCGTTGAAAAATCCAAACTCCATTAACGCCGCGTAGAAGTCCACGCCGGAACACAACAGCAAAACGAGCGGCCCGTAATCGCGCACCGGCTGCACCCACGGAGCGTTAAACTCAGGTGCTAATGAGACGTACACCACAAACAGGTTGCCCAGCGTGGCGACCAGGGAAACGGCTAGTCCACCCCAATCAAGTTGGTTGGCTTCCGTTTTGGCGTGCTTTCTGAATACCTCAGCCGCCGCCGCCAGAGTGCCCGACTCCCCACCAAGCACCATCAATAGACTGCCCAAGGCGTGCCCGTTTTCTTGGGCCATCCCCGGCACGAATGCATTATGAGCGTAGACGATGACGCCCACGCTATAGATGATGGCGGGGACCAACAGCGCCCACCACGCGAAACTATAGCGGCGTGGTTCTGGCTTCCAGTATTGTGGTGATTGTTTCATAGATACCTCCATAAACGCACAAAAAAAACTAGCGTGACCGTTTTGACCTATTGACGACGGGCGTCTTTATAACATCTATCGCCGCGTCCTTCAAATGTAGATACGCCCGTCCATCGCGTAGGGTTAGGCGATAAATTGATTTGTATCCTGGACGGCAAAGCCCAGCATTGGCAGACACGCTCTTCACATGCAGCGATGGTTTACCGCGTTTTTTGCCACGCTTCCCACCCTGTACCTTGAAATGGCGTGAGTCCGAACCTGCCTCAAAAACCAGCCAGTCATCAGAGCGCAGAATTTTGATGAATTCAGGCTCGCCAATGTGCTCATACACTCTGTAAGTGAATGACATTCTCCCATCGTGGTTCACGATTACAACCGTCATATTTTCGTATGGATCAGTGTATGAACCGGGGTTTCCCTTATGCACAACTTGCATTTCATTAATATCTGGTAACATTTTTCATCTCCTTATAAACGCACAAAAGCCGCTTTTCAAAAGTTCGAGTGTCTTCCCGGACAGATCGAGCGGTTGAAAAGCGGCTAATTGCCAAATAGGTTATTAGATTATACCACTCGTTTTTTGTCCGGGAAGAACTACCTAAATATTACACCCGTTGCTGTTTTTTGTCAAATTTCATTCCTCCTATAACCGTGCTAGGCTATTTTTGATATAGTATGTCTTTTTCTGTGGATGATTGGCGTCTGTTCTCGTGTAGCACAACCGATCCAACAAACTCATAGCCTCGCGGGTAAACTCGCGCCACTGTTCATCCGTGACATTGACCGTGTAACCATCGGGTAGTTGTTCGATGTAGTTGATCTTCCCGATCTTGTAATGGTCCACGAATCCGCGTGTTTCCTCGATGATGCGCAGCGTTGAGGCTGGGTCAATAACCGGCTCCAACGACGCCCATGTCGGGATGCCCAGCGCGTGAAACTGTTCCAGCCCTTGATATCGCGACAACGGCGGCGGTGCGCCAGGCTCCCACATTCGCGAACGCTCAAACTCACATTGTGAGAAGGTGAGCGTGGCGGCGATAGCATCCTGCGGCGTATAGATGTCACGATCCATATATGCATCCGCCGGATTTTTGGTGAGGATTTGCACATTGATGTCGTAATCGTGTAGCACGCGCACGGAGTTGAGCGTTAGCTGTTTGTAGAAGTCTATCGCCTGATACGGGTCACTCGTGAAAGACAACAGCACCCGCGAATCAATCAGCGCGGCCTTGGACTGCGCTTCACGCGCCAACTTTGATAATGAGAACGTCTTTTTCACTGTTGGGTGTTCGTGAAATTCAGCGCGGCTTTTGCATTGCCCGAACCGTGCCGCCATTCCAGCGGCGAAACAGTAGACACATCTGTGTTCACATCCTTTGTAGTAGTTTAGCGCCCAGGGGGCATACTCGCTGGCGCGGCCTTTGGGTTGATATAGTAAAGTCATCACAGCACCCCTTCTGGTTTGGGGTACTGCTCAGGGAACACGACGTGCAGCACATACGCCACCAGCTCGCCGGCACTCAGCGCCCCGTCGTTCCACAGTTGTGCGGCGGTTACGCAGGTGCTCAATGCCTCACGGAGTTGGGCGTTGTCAGATTCTAGGGCCGTGAAGGCGTCCACGATTTCGGTGACTTGTTCGCGGCGTTGCTGTTGTAACTCCTGCATGGCCTCACGGTGGCACCTATTCTCATTACAATGCGTAATACTGTCTTGTGTTTGAATGAGACTGTCTAAATATGGCTTTATGTCCATAAGTTGCTCCTTTGCCCCGCCTACCGTAGCAGGCGGGGCGGGGTTGTGGTTATTTTAGTTCAACTTCTTCAACATACACATATGATTCCTGTGTATATTCAGCATGATATAACCAACCCTCTATGCGAGTATCAATAACAACACTATCATTCCAGATCGCGTATTCTTTCGCCTGCTTTTTGGCCGCGCTGATCGCCTCAGCTTCATCACGATACGCATCTATTGTTACTCCTGATGTACTATCATTAACAATAACCAGATATATTTTCATTTTCTGATCCATTGGCAATGGTTTCCTACTCGGAATCGAGCGCCGTCTCTGCGGTGAGCAACCATTCATCCACATCATCGGTATAACTGCCGATTGACTCAGCTAGTCCAGCTTTTTTGAGTTTGGACCATACGGAAGATGCCCGCCCGCGCTTTTGTTCGAGCGTGGCGTTTTTCAAAAATTCAGCCAGCGGCGCGGATGCCTCACGCATATTCTCTACGCGGCGACGGTCAATATCAGCGCACCATAGCACCGCCATTTCTGCGGCATTTTGGGGACTGCCCTCGCGTTTCACTTTTTCATAGGCGTTCATTGCGTGGTTGGGGTGTGTGAATGCGCCAGAAGCAAGCGCCCATTGAACAGCATCAGCAACAGAGTTAAACACTCTGGGGCACACGCTCGCGGCGGGAGCTTCATCTTCCACGATCTCCCCGGTGATGACCTCTGCGGCGGGTGGGGTCACGTCTACGATTTCGCCAGTTGCCCTCGTTGATAATTCCGGTTTTGAAGTATCTGAAATTCCACCCAACTCATCGGGCGTATAGACAGTATTTCCAACAAAAACATCTGGGCAAAACCACTTAATACCGTTGCTCATTGCACGAGCAAACAGCATGTTTCTAGGGAATTTACCTAGATTTTGTGTCCCTGCGGCCTTAGCATCTTGCGCAGAAAATGAACTTTCGCCCAGTTCCTCCCCGTTTTCATAGAACATAATCACGCAGCCTGCATTATCGATTTGCTTTACGCGGTAATCGTATTTAGGATGAGCCTTGACAGCCGATGCCATCAAATTCGCGCCAATACTCGGTTTGCCCTTGATGACGTGAATACCGGTCATCGAGGCGAATGGTCCAATGCCCATTTCCTGACCTGCCAAAATTTTGACGGCAGCTTGCGCGGCCTGCATTGCGTCTTTGAAATATCCGCTGCTTGCCATCGCTTTGCCGATGCGTTCAACATCTCCAAAAGAATTGATCATTCCGCCATCTTTTACTACTAGATCGTTGCCCATGCTTTTCTCCTATTTCCCACCCATCCCATCCCTGTTTATACCCCGCGATGCCTCAAAAGCGTCTATCGGGTTTTTGCTAACTCAGCATTAATCGTCTCATACATCAGCCGTGTATTGAGTTTGTAACTCGTTCCATGTCCGATTTGCGCTTGTGCCTGTCCAGTTTGCCATAGCCTCTGCAATACGCGCTTACGGAAAATCCAAGCGTTTTTGGTGACTTCCTCCTGGCGTTGGTTATTGAATTCAGTAAGGCGGATGGTGTACTTGTCACCGTGTTGGTCAAATGTGACAATGCACTCATCCTCCATCAGCGGGGTGCTGTTGGTGTTTGTGTTCGGTGTACCTATATGCGCGCTTGCGTTCGATAGTGCTGCATTCATTGTTATGCCTCCACGTTCAGCGCAAGAACCCGCAGCGCTTGACGCATTTCCTCATGTGTTAACGGGGTGTTAGGTGCATCAAGTTTGAAGAGTTCGCGCCTCAACTCCTTAACTGTCATTCCTTGATCTTCGACTAAAAATAAAATGCTTCTCAGTTGGTTGATCGTGATTGTGTTCTCGTTCATTTCGTTCGCTCCTGTGCTTGTGTGTGGTGAGTTTCAATTATTTTGAAAAGTATTCTTTTGCGCGACTACCCCCGCCTTTTATCGGTTCTATCTTTCCGTAAAACTCATCTTGCTTATCAGATGCCGCGTTAAGCAAGGCTTCTTTTTCTTCTGCGTCGTCGATTGTGTCGTAGTATCCACCATCGCCGATAATTTTTTGTATAAGTTCTTCTAGTTCATCTTCATTCGTTTGTGCGTTTATTTGCTCTATGTATTGCAGTGTCTGCTTGTTCATTTCGTTCTCTCCTGTGTTTGTGTGTTTGTTTTCTTAACTGACTATATCATACCATATCATAGTATATTTGTCAAGGGTTTTGGCTACCAATTTCTAAACTGTAATTACTACAAATAAGAATAGGGTATTGACAAATAGCGTATCATATGGTATGATATGTACAAATCAACAAAGGGAGGCCAAATGAGCGACAAGGTAGCAGTTTATGCACAAGTAGATGAAGAAGTGCGGCGAGGTATCATTGAAGCATCTGGTATTCGTGGTGGCCGTGGCGAGATCGTATGGGGATTGAGCAAGCTATACGAATTCTGGAAGCAGCACGGCAAGCCAGCCATCATCATTAAAGATGAAGTAAAAGACGATGCTGGGTAAAGAAGATATAATTTCAGGGTCATTGCAATTACACGACGCTAAATCCTGCTTTGTATACTTTCTTATTATGGATGGCGATATTGTTTATATAGGTAAATCGGTATCATTCAACAACAGGATAAAGGATCACATACGAACGGGAATGGTATTCGATTCAGTATTCTTGCTTCACATTTCTGAAAGCGAGTTAGACGAAATAGAACGAGTATACATAGAGGCGTATAAGCCTAGATATAACGTTGTTTACGCATCAAGCAAAGAAAAGCGCAATGCAAAAACAATGGCTAAATATTGTCATATCAAAACCGGATGGATGGAGATAAGAAATGCGTCTTTTATTTCAACGTTGACACTAACTGAGATATACAGACTGTCAAGGCGTGGTGATGTGAGAAAGAAGTACTCGAAAGAGTTAGACAAGTATTACATCAGAATTGACGACATCAGAATGGTAGAACAAGGCCACGCAAAGGACGCGCAGCAATGACCCCACGCCAACAATTCGAGCACGAGCTATTGTCACGACCAGTCCATTGTGAACACTGCAACCGCGACGTTACGCCAGACCTACAATACTATGCGCGGCACCACAGCTATGACCTGACGTGCCCGGAGTGTATGAGCGTAATCGGCGAGGTGGAAGCGCCGGAATTGGATAGTGAGAGACCAGAATTAGTGAGGTATTGAAATGGGTTATAGCGTGATCGAACGCTGGATAACTGAGAAAACGAAAGTCTGGCAGGTGCGCCGCGCCGGTAAATTTGTAGCGCAAGAGGGCAATGAGGAGACTGCGCAAAAATTATGTGAATTCCTGAATTCCAGTAAAATTCATACTACGCAGCAATGGGAATCCCACCCCTGGAAAGTAAGGGCCAGATTCACGCAAACAGCAGGGACGGGGCCGCTTTTTAATTAAGTGTTGGCTCTCTACTCCGAGAGCAACGTCACCCCTGGGGATAGGGACCCGCACCGGATGTCTACGGGCAAAACGGGCAATGCGGAGGAGACCGGTCTTAATCGAGGGGATACCGGTGGGGGGTGAAACCAGTTTGCGGTCTGGTCATCAAAACCGCACACGGAGCGGCGGCGTGGTGGGAACACGCACCGTCCGGTGAGGTGGCTGGTATCCATGGAGAATGCTTAACCGGCCCTGTTGGGTGCGACAGCCAAATCAGGTTCAAATCCTGACCGTTCCATCTCAGGCAATGGCGAGTAGTGGGGTGGCATATAGCACCACCACAGGCGGTTAACCGTCACACGTTACCGCCTGATTTGCGGCATAGCATCACACTAAAATACGAAAACGCAACGCAATGCCGCACGTTGCACAAAACGTGGCCGAAACCATACCAAACGGTCACGGAAAAAAGGAGAGGCTGGTCACAATTATGGGATTGTCAGGCATTGTACTGCAACAAACCTCATGGGGCGACAATGCTAATCAACACCGCCGCAGCACTCAGGCCGTAACCGGGCGGGGGATGGCGGGAATTTTATGGGAGGATTCGATGTCTAATGACTGGCTAAGAGGAATTAATGGCGCAACAGTGGGCGTACAATCATGCTGGCGTGACGGTGATGACGTTGAAGCAACTGTGCTTTTATCAACGTGTGAAAAAGCGGCCCGATATGAGCATCTAAAAATTATTGATGGTGCTTTGGTGTTTGATAAATACCCATCGCGTGATGATCTTGGAGCAGTCGGGCATGAGGAATTCACGCAGTTCATGCGGGATAATTCTGGGGCAGTGAAAGCATTTATTGAGGAGTTACTATTGTCAGCATTTACAAAAATGCTGAATGAGCTGTATACTGTCGGCGATGATGCTGGCTGTATTGACGCCCTATGAAATCGTGGAGATTGTGATTAAAACTTAGAGGGAACAATGAAGATAAACTTACAAAATTGCGATATTGACAAAATGAGGCTAGAACGCATAGTAAAAATATTGCTACAGAATAATATAATTACAAAATCGCCAATAAACGACGCGGTTTATGCAATGAGTTTGTTCGATGTAATAAAAACAGATGGGTATCAAGGTTATAGTCTGCATAGAAGCGTCACGGATGGTATCAATGGATATGGGACGCTAGATGAATGGTATGGCACATATAGCGTATACTATGAACGCTGTATACGCTGCATGGATGAGGGGCGCACAGAACCGCACACTGGGAATCACAGATGGAGAAAAGGGTGGCGGCAGATATTTACATTTAGCGGGGCAAGCATCGAAGAGCTGGCATGCCGCTTTGCGCTAAAATACCATTTGATGAAACCTGAGAAGATTCCTATTTATGAGTTCATACCACAACACTGATGAGGTTTGATATGATAGAGGTGGTTTTGACGCTGATATGTGATAGATGTGGAGCCAGGATAACGCGCGTGGAATTTGACATTATCTTCAGGGATGCTATAATTGTAGTTAGATAGATGGCTGAGGGATGGCGACCCAAAGCCCTTAACAAAAAGGCACAGGTACTGACGAGACTCCTAGATATTTGCTAGGTGGTTTCGGGTTTCACGTTAGCCGCGTGATCAAAACCTGATGCCGCCCGAACCACTTAGCAAATGTTTAGGAGTTTTTTGTTTTCTAGCAAAGGAGAATGATATGAATATATTTGAACATATTATTAAACGTGAGATTCAACGGAAAAACGGCAAACTGCGAATAACTCCGAGCAATTGGGTGTTTATTCCAACACAAGCGCAGATCGAAAGAACACTAGCCAGAAATCCACACTCGATAATTGTGTCAACTGATGATAATGGAGTTGAAATGTTATTAATCCGGCAGCGCGGCGTTATGTGTCCGAGTTCTGAGTTGTGCTCAGGTAAATACCCATACAACAAAAAATACCATTGCTGGTTTTTGCCGCTTCACGTTTGCAGAAAATGCGAATATCACCGCAAAGGGAAAAAACGTGGAACACCTCGTTATCCGTGCTGTGGGTACATGGCGTCAGATAATCCAAATGCAGATGCGGTTGCTGATACCATTTCATTGATAGGCAAAGCTGTTAAAACTGCCAATGAGCTAATCGGAATTTGACATTATCTTCAGGGATGCTATAATTGTAGTTAGATAGACACCCGGTGAGCACACCGGCGGCCTGTGGCAGGGTCGTTAGAAAATATAGAGAGAACAGGGAAACGCTTTTTTTGTGTCGACCTGTGTCCTTGATCAAACTCTCGATCACTGCCACAGGTCACAGGTCTACACAAAAGAGGCGTTTTTTTGTTTCAACATCACATAGGAGCAATCCATGGCAGAAGCTGTTATCAATAATCATTTGCGAATAGGTGACACGGTTTTATTGTTGGAGGATGGCACAACGCACAAGGTGACGAAAATATCACCGCACAAAGACAAGGTCCAAATTGATAAAAATCGATGGGCACGAATGAATCAGGTTCAACGTGTCTCAGGTAGCACGGAAACCGCCATATCTGACCACAAAAACAAAGCACGCCTGCCCTCTGCGCAATACATCGAAATTATGCAGGAGATCGGTTATGA